TAACATGGTTGCACTTAACGATGAGCGTGGCAACACAGCATTTACAGTTGTTGATACACCATTACGTTTAACTCCACAAGAGATTGTAGAGTTTGCTACTAATAATGACGGCTTGGGTCGTGCTACAGGTGATGGTCTATTGGTTGGTGATGCGTATGCTGGTACTTTTTACCCAAGTTGCCAAACAACAGATTTGTCTGGTAATCCAGTAGTACAACCACCAAGTCATATGATGATTCGTACAATTATTCGTAGTGATGAAGTAGCTTATCCATGGTTGGCACCTGCTGGAACACGTCGCGGTGTCATCGACAATGCCGCTCAAATTGGTTATATTAATGCTATAACAGGTGAGTTTACAACATTGGGTGTAAATCAAGGCCTGCGTGATGTACTTTACACAAACCGCGTAAATCCAATCACATTTATTCCTGGTGTAGGTATTACTAACTTTGGTAACAAGACAACAACTAGTTTAACTAGTGCGTTGGATCGTATCAACGTGGCACGGTTAGTAGCTTTTGTACGTGGCCGTTTAAACGAAATTGCTAAACAGTACCTGTTTGAGCCAAACGATCAAATTACTCGTGATTCCATCCAAAGTGCTTGTACAAGTTTAATGATTGATCTTGTAGCTAAACGTGGTATCTATGATTACTTGGTAGTTTGTGACTTGAGCAATAACACACCTACTACAATTGATCGTAACGAACTTTATGTTGATATTGCTATTGAGCCAGTGAAAGCTGTTGAGTTTATCTACATTCCAGTGCGTATCCAGAACACCGGTACTATTGCTAACGCAACTACGATTTAAGTCGGGAACAGAGATACCATAAATAACAGCATATAGGAGATATTAAAATGGCCGTATCATCATTAAGTAGAATGACAGTGCCTTTGGCAAGTGATCAAAGTAGTTCAGTTCAAGGTTTGTTAATGCCAAAATTAAAGTATCGCTTTCGCGTTACTTTTTTGAATTTTGGCGTAAGTCAACCAACAACAGAATTGACAAAGCAAGTCATTGACTTCAAACGTCCAACGGTTGAATTCGCACAAATTGATGTGCCAATTTATAATAGTACAATCAAACTAGTTGGTAAGCATACCTGGACTGATGTTACTTGTAACCTGCGTGATGATGCTGGCGGCAATGTAAGTAAGTTAGTTGGCGAACAACTACAGAAGCAGTTAGACTTCATGGAACAAGCTAGTGCTGCAAGTGGTATCGACTATAAGTTTACCACAGTATTTGAAGTGCTCGACGGCGGCAACGGTACAGATACTCCTACTGTTCTTGAAACTTGGGAAATTTATGGTTGCTACTTGAAGTCAGTTGACTACGGTGACGCCAACTATGGCACCAGTGAAGCAATGACTGTGGCCATGACAATCACATACGATAATGCACTACAAACACCTAACGGAACTGGCGTTGGAGCCACAGTAGGACGGACAGTCGGCGACGTAGCTACAGGCTAATACAATGGCCACCGGTTACTTCGGGCAAAATTTTCTTCAAGGTTTCCAGGAAGGCTTTACATTAAGTCCTCCTGGCCTTAAAGATTACCAACATGCCTCAGATACATTTAGACCCAACGGTTACCAGCTAACTCCTCGTAATAAGTTCCTATTCCATGTATTTTTTAATATCAATACAGGTCAAATTAAATCTCTAGCGGCGGCATATGGGTCAGATGAAATTGCCACCATAGGTCTTATGGTTAAAAGCGTTGATCTTCCTAGTTATGCAATCAGTGTTGATACTATGAATCAATATAATCGTAAACGTCTGGTACAAAGTAAAATTGAATACAATCCAATCAATTTAGTATTTCACGATGATCAAAGTGATTTGATTCGCAACATGTGGTACAACTACTATAGTTACTACTATAAAGATCCAAGTCAGCAGTATGAAAATGTTCCGGCTTATAATGGCACATTGGGTAATTTGAATACATTATTCAACGGGTTTGGTTACAACACTCGCGATACTTACAATAATAGTCGCCAGGTCAATGATTGGGGTTACATTGGTGAAAGTTATGGCGACGGAACTAATCCATTAACCACTACCGGAAATGGATCCTATACTGGTAAGCCGCCGTTCTTCCGAGACATTCGCATTTATGGTCTGAGTCAGAAAAAATTTGCAAGTTATGTGTTGATCAATCCTATGATTACATCATGGAAACATGACAATTATGCCTATGCTGAAGGTAATGGTACTATGAGTAATACTGTAGAAATTAAATACGAAACAGTCAAATATTACAGTGGCGCTATTGGGGGAGCAACTCCAAGTAATACCGTGCCAGGATTTGCAGATCCAACCCACTACGATTTAACTCGTTCAGCATTGGCACGTCCTGGATCAACACAGACAGTATTTGGTCAGGGCGGCCTAGTAGATGCAGGATTAGGCGTTATTGACGACTTGAATGCATTGGCATCAGGGCAAGGTAGCCTAAACAATGTCATTGGTGCAGTACAAACAGCCGGCACAGCTTACAACACCTTTAAAAATAAAAGTCTTTCTAGCATTATTAGCAACGATGCCAATGTGGCAGCGGCACAAATTGCTCAATATAGTTTACCTGGATATACCCGCCAGGCACTCGGAGCAGTCAACGGCATGATATTTCCTACACCACCACGTCGTGCTTCGCAACTGCCAGTGGGACAGGTTGGATTCTTACCCAACGGACAAGGTGGATAACGATGACTGGGTCAGTAAATTATTCTAATCCTAAAATCGATCAAACTGTAAAAATCTTTGATCGATTTTATGCTTATGAAGTAGATGTTCCTAGTCTAGAATACGATGCGGTCTACAGTTTTTTCCGCAGTATCTATGGTACTGAACTAGCCGCAGGAAACTTTACTGTAAGTTTGTTTAGAGTTGCACAGGCCAGTACTATTCCTGTGATGGATTTGCTAGAGCAAATCCAAGGTACCGATCAAGCTGATTTAAATTTAACCTTGGCCTACTATCTCAATAATATTCGTAGCCCAGCTACCTTACTAGGCATCAATGCCTCGACTACTCCTAACTACTACGCTGCAAGAAACGTCAGGAGCTAGACCGTGGCCAAGTTTGCGCAAGGCCAGTACACAGTAAAAGACTCAACAAAATACGTGGGTCGTGGTGAACCCCGGTACCGTTCCAGTTGGGAGTGGGCCTTTATGAATTTTTGTGATACCAATGAACATATTATGCAGTGGGCAAGCGAGCCGGTGCGTATTCCTTATCGTCACCCCTTGACTGGTAAAATGACAACCTACGTTCCAGATTTTATTGTGACCTATCGCGGTCCTAACAATACCACCCGTGCAGAACTGATTGAAATTAAACCAAAAAAACAAAGTCTTATCGAAGACAAAATGAACTCAAGAGATCGAGCAGTGGTTGCCATTAACTATGCCAAATGGGATGCAGCTCAAAAATGGTGTAAGGCAAACGGGCTCACTTTTAGAATTATTACCGAAGATCAAATTTTTAAAAACGGAAAAAAGTAACTGACTACTGTATTTTACGGTAAATAGGGTATGACCAAAAAATTGGAATCCTTATTTGGGTTTGAGCAGACAGTTGATGCCGAAGAAGCACAGCCACAAACAACAGAAGAAACTCGAGCTGCTATAGTGGAAATAGATGCTACTATAGATAAAATTGATCAAGCATTGCCTGCTGTTCGCGACCTAGATAGCAGTGACCGAGAACTAGATGATATTGCGACAAAAGCCACGGAAACTTTTGAGAATCTTACAGATTTAGGATTTAATGTCGACAGTCGCTATGCTGCAGAATTGTTTGCAGTAGCTGGTACCATGTTAGGACATGCTCTGACTGCTAAAACTACCAAATTACAAAAAAAATTAAAAATGCTTGATCTGCAGATGAAAAAAATGAAGTTAGATCAAGATGCGGCCAAAAACTCCAGCCAAGATCCCACTGTAGAAACAGCACATGGGCAAGTGCTTAGTCGTAATGATTTGCTGGAACGCCTGATTGGCGATCGATCAAAAGATTAAACAAGCATAAATATCATATAAGGAAATTATTATGAAACTTTTCAAGGAATACTTAGCAGAATCCGAAAGAACCTATTCTTATAGGATCAAAATTGTAGGTGATGTTGATAGCGGATGGCTTAAACAGCTGGAAGAAAAATGTCAACAATTTGACATTGTGAGCTTCGGCAAGTCTAAAACCACTCCAGTTCAGTTGGCACCAGCAGATTTTCCAAAACATGCAAATGACAGTGTAACATCAGTAGATGTTGAATTTCGCTATCCAGCTATTGAGCCTCAAATCAAACAGTTAGCGCAATTATTGTTTTTAGATCCAAACCGCATTATCATGTTGACCACTCCATTTGAAAACAGCATGGATAGTGAGCGTGAAAAGGTTGAAGTTCAAAATAAAGACCTGTTAACTGATACAGATTTTCCTGCTCCTGATGCAGAACAAAAGGCCCTGAGTAAAGATTACTCGGCCAATCCATATCAACATGCAGTGTTAAAAAATGCATATCGCAGTGACTTTACTGTAGCTGGTGGCAAGACTCCTCCTGCAGAAACTACAAATGATTTGCCCATGGGTGTAACCAGCCCAATGACCAAAGTTAAACGCCCACCGCGCCCAGCCACCGGCGCCCAACCCCGAGGATAATAGAATGACATTTTTTTACGAATTGAATCAACGCATGGCCAAATTGGCTGCAAAACAAGATGCTATGCAAACTGCCAAGGAAGTGAAATCTGTTGCTCCTTGTAGTCAATTAGCCGAAGCATTAGAAGAAACTGATTACAGTGCCAAAAAAGCTGCTGCAGGTAAGGACATTGGTAAGCCAGGAAAGAACTTTAGTAAGATTGCTAAGTCAGCAGGTGCCAGATATGGTAGCAAAGCCGCTGGCGAGCGTGTAGCTGGTGCGGTGTTAAACAAGTTGCGTCATGCCAAGGAAGATGTCACTGACGAAGGTAATGCTTTTACTGGAGCACTCAAAACTACACCAAAAGGTGGTAAGTTTAAAGTAGGTGGTAAAGAATTTACAGATACAAGTAGTCTTGAAGAAGGCCATTGCCCAGCATGTGATTGTTCACCATGCAAGTGTGACAGCATGGAAGAAAGTGCTTTACAGGCTTATCTCGGCAACAAAAAATATGGTAAAGAGGGCATGGATGCTCTACGCAAGGCCGGCCGTGAACATGCTGGCAAAGAAAAAATGAATCAGATTCGTAATCGCTACGACAAAATGGACGAAGCCGACATGGAAGAAGGCAACGAGTTCACAGGCAACTTGGCCAAGGCAAAAGCTCAACACAAAGATGAATTTGAAGTTGATGGTAAAAAATACAAAGTAGTAGAAGCTGACCCAACAGGCCTTGGTGAAGCAAAAATGGATGAAGGCTATGCTGAGATGGATGCATGGTTGAAGAGCCGCGAAAAAGAAAAAGGCACTGGTAAGTTTGATAAAAAAGAACGTACACTGCCCAGCGGAATGAAAGCTACAACATATACTCGTAAACCAGAACCGGAAGATGACGACACAGAAATAACCACAATCACTATTAAGAAAAAAGGTCGTCCTGCTGGAACAAAACGTGCTATCGGTGCTAAACACAGCGGTCGTAGCAAGTTAGCCAGTAAAGATGCAATTGCTGAAGAAATTCCAGTAACTGATCGTGGTGAATACGATCAAGAAGGCGAATCGGCCAAACACGATATCAAAACTATTGTTCGCCATGCACAAGCCTTGCATAAAATCTTAGGTGATGACGACAATTTACCAGAATGGGTCCAATCCAAGTTGGCCAAAATTGAAGGCATGATGATTGCTGTAGATGAATACATGCAGAATCAGGACCAAGAAGTTAATGAAAAAGCCAGTGAAGTTAACGAAGCCGGCAAGCCAGACTTCTTAGATATGGACAAAGACGGCGACAAAAAAGAAACATTTAAGAAAGCAGTCGCTGACAAGAAAGAAAAAAAGGTTGATGAAACAACAACTAGTGGGAGTGTAGCTACAGCTTCTTCTGCTCCTAAAGCTAGCAAAAGTATGCAGTTTGGTAAAGGTGTGTACGAAGGAATTAATAGTAAAGTTGAAAACATAATTGCTGAAAGTATGAATATTACAGTTAACATGAGTACAGACGAACAAGGTCAAGCACAAAAGTCAATTACTGTTACTGCAACTGACGAAGATGCAGACAAGTTAGCAGAATTGTTAAAAATGGCTGGCCTAAGTAGACATAGCAATCAAGCCGCATCATGCCCACAGTGTGGTGAAGCACCCTGCGGTTGTGCCGAAGTTGTCGATGAGAATTCACCAGATTGGCCCACTGATACGGAAACATTAGCAGCCCAACCAGAGCTACGCACATACTCAGGCGGATTAAATGGTCCTAAATCAACTGGTCAAACAACCATTCCGGTAGTTGCAAGCCAATCGCGTCGCCAAACAAGTATGGAAGAGAACGTAGAACTTGAACGTAGTTTGTTCAAGACTTGGAAAAATTATAAAGGTTAATCAAAATGGCTATTCAAGTAATTAACACTGCGGCAGCTAATGTAGTATGGACCACAGACAAAGCAGAAATTAGTGCCGGCAGTGCAGATGTTACCTATCAGGTATATGCCCTGGCCCTAGGATCAGCTGCACCTGTGGGCAATTTGTATGCCAATGTGGTTTCGGTGCCCAATGGGACCACACAAGAAATTTACGTTGGTGCCGGCAATAAACTCACCATGGTAGGAACCACATTTACTGTCAGAGCACTTGGCACCACCACTTCAGCACAATCGGGTGTATACAACGCCGCTGGAACCTAATCATGCGAGCTCAAGAGTTTCTCATTGAGAAACAGGCCGGCAAGATTGGCCAACGAAAAAGCCAGGCCACCGTCGGACTTAACAAGTTTAGAGATGTAGATCTAGCTGATAGATTTTACGAACTCAATCGTGTTATGATGGCTGTTGCGTCTACAGACGGCACATTTGTTCCAGATATAGATCATGAATCTTGGGCAGGACGTTACAATCTGGCCATGCCCTACACTGATGTTGAACAAGACATGTTAGAAAAAGCATTCCAGGCTGTAGGATCAGAATATGAAGATCTCAATCACGGTGATCTAAAAAGTAAAGAATTAGAGTCAACAAATAAACGCAGTCCTGTCACTGGATTTAAAGGCTATCCCAGATGAGAGCCCGAGAATTTATCACCGAAGAACAAAGGTTACCACCTGAGCAAGCCGACCCACTGCGTCAAACTTTTATACTTCCGGGATTGAGTTCTGATCAGCCATATCAAATTTATAGATTTGGCATGGCCCTGGCTCGTGCCAGGAGCAATGCAGTCGAGGATAGTGTGAATCCTTATATATTGCCCTGGAATGCAGAAGAAGTCTTTGGAAATCATGCCTTAGTAGCCGGTATAAACAAGAACGTGGATCCAATTATAGATCAAGCATTAAAAATGACCAAGACCCCGGGTGGGAAAAAATTAATTGGCACAGCCCAAAGCCATGAACCACCGTCAGTGGACAAGATCAGTCCAGTTAAAGCATTTAAGGGCTATCCAAGGTAATCATGGCAAGTCCTCCTCCACCATATGCCAATATCACTGGTATAAGCCGCACGGTGATGAAAGACAACGCACAAGAAACAGTTATTAACTATAACGGCAATGCTCGTCCAGGCGAAATGACTGTTAATCCAAATACCAGCCAAATTTACATTGGCAATACCAATGGTAACTTAAACTTAGTAATTTCCAGTAATGGCGCCAATACATTTTTAGGCAATGTGCGTGTGGTTTCTAGCACAGCCGGCCTAAATCAACTTTATTTTGATCCTACCACAGGCGAAGTAGTGTACTACCAACCTTAAAATAAATAATATCATATTATAACAATAAGGATTTTCATGAACAAGCTACTTTTAGTATTACTTTTTACACCCCTGGCCGCGCTAGCCCAGATCAACAAACAATGTCCACAGTTTACGGTAAACGGAACTCCACAGTATCAGGCACAGCCCGGCGATCAAGAGTTATGTAAAAGTAACTATGCTATCATTCACCGTTGCGGCGTCAAGGCACCTATTGCTGTGTTTGAACATGTCTTGCCAGCCATGATTAACGGAGTTAACAAACGTAGAGATGACTTCCGCCCCGATCCACAAGTACATCCGCAATGCCAAGCACAGCTTAGTGATTTTGTGGGACAACCGTATGACCGAGGACACATGGCTCCGGCTGGTAACTTTACACACACACCACAGGCCATGAGTGAAAGCTTCTTTCTAACTAACATGGTCGCCCAAGTTCCTAACAACAATCGTGGTATCTGGAAGCAGTTAGAAACCTGGGAACGCTTTTGGGTTCTTAAAGGTGGTGACTTCTATATTATCAGTGGCGGTATCTTTGCTCCAGGACACAAGACCATTGGCAACGGTGTAGGTGTTCCAACACACCTGTACAAAGTTATCATTGACAAACAAACCAAGGTTGTCACGGCATACTTAATTCCCAATACTCCACTTCCTGTAGAAGATTTACCAAAATATCAAACTACAATGACCGCAGTAGAGCAGGCTACAGGAATGAAATTCAACTTAGGTCAGTAAACTGCTCATAATTACAGTATGAGCAATTTTTATTGTGCGGCTCCTTGGCGGGGCCTGCACATCAATCCCAGAGGTGATGTAAAAACATGTTGTGCCGGTGATCCAAACATGCTGGGTAATCTTAATGAGCAATCAATCACCGAGGTGCTACACGGCCCGGTGATGCAAGAAATAAGACAAACTTTACGCCAGGGCAAGCCTCATGCTTACTGTTATAATTGTGTGCAGGCCGAACGTTATGGACGCAGTGAGCGCAACTGGCATAACAATCTAAATCCTGATTTTGATCCTACCACAGTATCTGACCTAGATCATCATCCTGTCCTAATAGATGTGCGCTGGAATACCACTTGTAATCTAAGTTGTAACTATTGCGGCGACAAGTGCAGTTCAAAATGGGCCGCATTAAAAAACATATCAGTTAAGTCTGGTACTCGACCTTACTATGAACAAGTGTGTGAATACTTGGAAGGACATCAACAATATATCAAAGAGGTAGCACTTGTAGGCGGCGAACCATTATTGCTGCCAGAGAACGAGCGACTGTTAGATGTTATACCCACTGATTCAGTTATTACATTGATAACTAATGGTAGTGTAGATTTAGAGTCCAATAAAATCTTTAAAAAGTTAGCCGATCGTCAAAAGGTAGGATGGTCAATCAGTTTTGACAACGTAGGCAGTCGTTTTGAGTATGTTAGACACGGAGCCACATGGAACAAGCTATTACATAATCTTGATCTTATTCAAGCGTTAATGAAGCAAGGGCACTGGGGTGGAATACATGCTGTATATAACATCTACAATGCCACACGCCTGGTGGAGTTTACTGAGTTTGCTCGCAATAGAGGATTAACGATACACTGGCAAAGTTTATATCAGCCCGAATATCTGGATCCACAGCGGTTAGGTTCCTCATTTATACAACAGGCCAAACAAGAACAAGTTTGCCTGTTAGAATCTGGATTATGTACACCTAGCGAAGAAGAGTTTTTTAAGAATATACATTTTAATGCCGAGTTAGAAGATTTAAGAATAGATTTCTATCAACATATTTCTGAAATAGAATCAAAATATCACACAGATCAACAAGGTCAATTTAGGCATCTTTGGCCAGAATTAACGGCTAAGTAAACAACTATGGCAGATGAAACATCCTTAGTTAAAAGTCCTTATAAAAAAACGGCTTTTACCGACGAACAGTTAATAGAGTTTTTGAAATGTGCGGATCCGGTTACAGGTCCGCAATACTTTATGGACAATTTCTTTTATATACAGCATCCTATTAGAGGTAAAATGTTGTATCATCCATTTGACTATCAAAAACGTCTAATTGATACCTACCATAATTATCGTTTTAGTATTAGTATGATGCCTCGACAAACGGGTAAGTCAACCAGTGCCGCAGGATACTTGTTATGGTATGCCATGTTTGTTCCTGACAGTACTATTCTTGTAGCGGCACACAAGTATACTGGCTCTCAAGAAATTATGACCCGCATTCGATATGCCTATGAGCTATGTCCAGACTACATACGAGCAGGCTGTACCAGCTATAATAAATTAAGTTTAGACTTTGAAAACGGAAGTCGTATTGTATCAGCAACAACAACTGAAAACACCGGTCGTGGTATGAGTATATCCTTACTATACGCAGATGAGTTTGCATTTGTTCGACCCGGCATAGCTAAAGAATTCTGGACTTCCATATCGCCTACACTGTCAACTGGTGGTAAGGCGATCATTACTTCGACTCCAAACTCAGACGAAGATCAGTTTGCATTGTTATGGAAAGGTGCTAACAAGTGCGAAGATGAATTTGGCACCCCTACTGATCTCGGCATCAACGGATTTAAGGCCTATCGTAGCTACTGGAATGAACATCCAGATCGTGACGAAAAATGGGCCGCAGAGCAACGAGCACAATTAGGTGAAGATCGTTTCCGTCGAGAAATGTGTTGTGAATTTATTATCAACGATGAAACTTTAATTGCTCCTGCTAAACTAATAGATTTGTCAGGCCACGAACCACTGTATAAAACTGGACAGGTTCGCTGGTATCAAAGACCAAAAGCTGATAGAATATATGTAGTAGCATTGGACCCAAGTCTTGGTACCGGCGGCGACCCGTCTGCAATACAAGTATTTGAGGCCAATACTACGGAACAAATTGCTGAATGGCGTCACAATCGAACACCAATTCCTGAGCAAATTCGTATTTTGGCCGACATTGTTAAACATCTCAATGAAACTATAAATGATCCTAAAAACATTTATTTTAGTATAGAAAACAACACCATTGGTGAAGCGGCTCTTATTAGTATTGCTGAATATGGCGAAGAAAACATACAGGGATATTTCTTAAGTGAAGGGGGCGGCGGTAGTAGTCGTAGATATCGTAAAGGATTTAACACCAGCAACAAGCCTAAACTTGCAGCCTGCAACAAATTAAAAACCTTGATTGAAACAGGAAAAATGAAAATTCGTAGTAGTAGTCTAATATCCGAGTTAAAAACTTTTGTAGCGCACGGAGTAAGTTATGCGGCAAAACCCGGTGAAACCGATGACCTAGTAATGTCCGCATTATTGGCTGTGCGTATGCTACAGCTATTACAAACATTTGATTTGGGTATTGATAATCAACTTAGAGATCACGGCGAAGTGGTAACACCACCCATGCCCTTTGTTGCGGTATTCAGATAAAGCATAAATACAACACTATGGCCCATCAAACACCCGCACGACAACTATTTGAACTTTTAGTCACTAAAGATTTTGACCCAGAATGCCTGGATGCTGTGGGCAAACCTAGCCCAGATCCTGCAGAAACCGAAGTGTTTAGTTTTGACTATACCGCACAATCTGGCAATGACTATGGAACTGTAGTTATTATGTTAGCTGACGATAATGATATGCAAGTTTATTTTGGTGACAATCTTGGCAAAGGTATGGAAGGCGAGGATAAAAAACAATGGTTTGAATTCCTATACGCCCTTAAACATTTTGCCACTAAAAATTTGATGAGTTTTAGTCCTAAAAATTTAAATCGTTTGCGTTACAGCATGCAAGGGCAGGCTGCAATTAAAGAAGGCCTATTCGAATCCTGGACAGGAACAAGGACACAAAGTTGGAATGGAGTGGCCACAGAAGCCAGGTTAATGATCAAACACAAGCGTCCTCTAGGAGAGAATGATGCTCGTTTTCGTTATGTAGAAAGTTTGTTTATTGAAACTGCCGAAGGTGAACGTTACAAATTACCTTTTACAAAATTAAGCGGCGGCCGTGCCATGGTAGAGCATGTACGCAATGGTGGCAAAGTCTACGATGCCCGCGGCCAACATATTACAGAAATGGTTACAGAATTAAATGTGTTAAGTCGTTTCCGCCGCGCCAATCATGGCAAGATTTTTGAAGGTGACACAGCACAACTGGTCGAAGAAACCACAACCTATTATGAAAATTTACAACGGTCACTAAAAGGCCTGAGTACAAATCGTGGGTATACTTCATATTTTGAAGCATGGCAACCTAACGAAATTACCGAACAAGAAGTAGTTATTGAAGGTCTCAAACATTTATTTGTAACACAAAGTTTAGACACACGCATCGAAGATGCATTGCCATTATTGGCAAAAATACGCGAACAAGGAACCGCAATGAAAGAAGCTAACATATTTGAAACCTGGGCAGAAAGCCTAGTAGAAGGCACATGGGCCATTCCAGACGATAAAGAAAAACAAGCCAAACTAGTTGAGTTGATGAGTGCAGAGTTTCCGGTTGGTCCCGATGCTACTAATGCCACAGAACAGTTATATGATCTGTTTGGTGATGATGAATTGTTTGACCAGCTAGAGGCTCTAGCCGAAACAGACCCAGATGCTGATTGCCGTCAAGTTGTTTATGACCGCATGCAGATGTTGTCGGATGATCCAGATGTTCGGGCCGTGATTGACCAAATTCAAATTGAACCTGCAGCAACTATGAACCCAGCCGCACCTACTGACGCTGCTGCAAGTGCTCCTCCTGAACAAGCACCAGTTCCTACCACGGAAAGTGTTTCGTTAAATGATATTCGTCGCAATGCCGGACTCAAGATGCTAGCAGAAAATGTTACCCTAGATGAAGACGGTTCAACATTACAACACATTTTAAATACATTCAAACGTGATGTTAAAGACTTTGAGACTAGTGGTGAAATGAGCCAACACTTGCATGATGCATTATACGACTACTATTTTGATGACATGCCATATGGTGTACAAAAAGCTCGCACTGGCGACCCATACGAATGGGTATCAGATCGATTTGGCGCCGACTTGGGCTTACCTGGATACGGTCGCAACAGCCCTGGTATTGGTTCTGAAGATGATCCAAGTCTTGAACGTGAAGGCGTAGATTATGCTACTGAAGAAAATCTTGAAGATGTTACAAGTATCGGTGGCGATTCTTCTAATGAATTTATGGCTGACGTTATGACGAATCAACAAGGCACAGATGTAAACGAAGAAGGATTGCCTGAAGAAAAACTTTGCAACATGACTGAAGCTGGAGAATCATGCCCGATGCATGGCGTAGAAGAATGTTGGGGGACAGCAGGCATGGCTCCAGCAGGTGGTGCTACATTGGAAAGCGCCCCAGATCCAGTATTAGAAAGAATGCGAGAAATTGCTGGGCTTAAAAAAAAAGTAACTGATGAAGAACAGTTAAATGAGTTTTTACCAGTACTAGCCGCTATTGGTGCTGGCGCCATGGATGCAATCGGAGCTGTTGGTCGCGGTATAGGAACAGCTGCTAGTGCCGTTGGTCGAGGAGTTGGCGCAGCGGCCGACGAAGTTGGTGGTGTTGTTGGCGATTATCTAAAAGGGCCCGATGGTGCCGGAGGTATGCCACCGCCTAGTGCAGTAAAAATTGGCGCAGAAATGCACAAACCAGAAGATGATACCGAAGAAACCGACGAAGGTAAATTGGGTGCATTAGGCGGTGGAGTATTAGGTATGGCCGCAACTAAAACACCAGGTGGTGCTATTGCTGGTGCCAAGTTAGGTAGTGCTCTCCAAGATCGTCTTACTAAGAAGGAAGAAACTCCACTACAAGGTCAATATGGACACCCTGGCAAATTAGAATCAGTAGCTGAACATGCAGACTTTTTGACCAGGTTAAAAGAACTTTCAGGAATGATGCGTTCAGACAAAATCTAACAAATAGAACAACCGCGTCATAAATATATGTTGACGCTAAGAAATAAAGCGTATATACTACACAGTATGTGCGCTTTTTCATTTAGTGTCACAGGCAACTTAGAATCTAGAAATAGATAGGCAACATTTTATAAAAATTGAAAGGCAACTTAAAATGGCATCATTAGCAGAAATTCGCGCACGACTGGCCGCTAGCGAATCAAAACAAGGCGGCAATAGTTCCACAGGTGGTGATAATGCAATTTACCCACACTGGAACATGGAAGAAGGTTCTTCCGCAACACTCCGTTTTCTCCCAGATGGTAATCCAAAGAATACTTTCTTTTGGGCAGAGCGAGCACAAATCCGTTTACCATTCAACGGTATCAAAGGCGAAATGGATAGTAAACAAGTTATTGTACCCGTACCATGCGTAGAAATGTATGGCGACGCCTGCCCAATCTTGGCAGAAGTACGCACTTGGTTTAAAGATAAAAGTCTAGAAGAGATGGGTCGTAAGTATTGGAAAAAGCGTAGTTACATTTTCCAAGGCTTTGTTCGTGAAAATCCTATCAGTGATGACAAGGCTCCAGCAAATCCAATCCGTCGATTCATTATTGGACCACAAATCTTTACCTTAATTAAGGGTGCGTTGATGGATCCAGAGCTGGAAGAATTGCCAACAGACTTGCTACGTGGATTAGACTTTCGTATTAGCAAGACACAAAAAGGTGGCTTCGCTGACTACAGTTCAAGCAAGTGGGCTCGTAAAGAATCTGCTCTAACCGAAGCTGAACAAGCGGCAATTGAGCAGTATGGCTTATTTGATTTAAGTACATTCTTACCAAAACGCCCAGGCGAAGTAGAATTGAAAGTTATCAAAGAAATGTTTGAAGCAAGTGTTGATGGACAAAGTTACGATGCAGAACGTTGGGGCCAATATTTCCGCCCACCTGGTGTTAATGCTCCTCAAGGTAGCGCACCAGCCGCAGAAGAAACTACTAGTGCGCCAGCGCCTGTTGCAAGTAGTGACTTTGATGACGAACCAGCGGTGGCTGCAACTCCGGTTGAGGCTAAACCAGCAACACAAAAGGCTGAAGATATTTTAGCAATGATTCGCGCACGGCAAAAGCAGTAATTTAAAATAGTCCGGGCAGCAACGCTCGGACTAAACTATACAACATATGAAATTTTCTTTAGTTTTTGAAAACTCCGGTGATTCATTACCCTTTGAATCAGTAAATTGTGAAGTTCTGAGCTTTTATATTGAACAATTGAATCAGCGAGGACTTAATAAATTTTCTGCTAAAAATCAAAATTTAGGAAAGACAATATTAAGTAAGATTGAACAGTTTAAAACATGTATTATAGAAGTTAACAAATGGTTATATGATTTAACAGACATGAAAATTGGTGTGTACGATGTTGAGAAGTATCTTGATCAAGACATTTTAAACCAAATACATGCCGACTGGGTAAACTCTCAATCTTTAATTTACGACATACAGAAAAAAAGAAAGCAATTCAATTTTTTAGGTATTGCAGAACAGATACATGATAAATTTCCAGACGCCATACAAACACCACCGTTGAGCACAGTGATAGATAGGATTGGGAAGGCTGAAATTTACCGGTCTTTGAATGAGCCGCATATTCATAAATTAGAAAGTTCTTTTGATTCTATTCGCTATCAAGTAAGTGACGCATGGACCATGATTGCAAATAATCCATTTCCAAAAAATATTCTTACTAATAATATTGCAAACTTGAGTATATCTTTTAATCATTTAGGTCGAACATTGTATAATAAATATACCAACTTTGATATGAATCTCAAATACGACGACGAAAATTCGTATGATCAATTGCTAGGGTTTATAACATTAAGTTTAGCACTACCCCAAACTATTCCGTTAAGTGCAGAATATATTAATTGGTGCAAACTACACAACAAAGTGCCCAGTGGAACTCAATTAAATATCGGAAATATACCAAATCTCTATGAAAATCTCACAAAATATCGTAAAATTATTTTTCATAATCTCTTAAGCAACAACACATTTTCAATACAACAAATAAAAGGATAAATCATGGCAAAACCATTTGACGTAAGCAAGTTCCGCAAGGATATTACTAAGAGCATTGACGGTCTTAGTATTGGATTTAACGATCCAACAGACTGGATTAGCACAGGTAACTTTGCCTTAAATTATCTAATCTCTGGAGATTTTAATAGAGGCATTCCGTTGGGCAAGGTTACGGTGTTTGCTGGTGAGTCTGGTGCAGGTAAATCATATATCTGCTCTGGAAATATTGTTAAGAACGCACAAGAGCAAGGTATTTTTGTTATTCTAGTGGATACAGAAAATGCGCTCGATGAGAAATGGTTGCACGATCTCGGAGTTGATACTAGCGATAGTAAGTTGCTTAAATTAAACATGAGCATGATTGATGATGTAGCCAAGGCAATCTCTACGTTTATGACAGACTACAAAGCCCTACCTGATGGTGAGCGCATGAAAGTGTTATGGGTGATTGACTCATTGGGTATGTTATTAACGCCCACTGATGTTAACCAGTTTGAAGCCGGAGATATGAAAGGCGACATGGGTCGTAAACCTAAAGCATTAACAGCCCTGGTCAGGAACTCAGTCAACATGTTTGGTAGCTATAATGTAGGCTTGGTATGTACCAATCACACCTATGCTAGTCAAGATATGTTTGATCCTGATGATAAAATATCAGGTGGACAAGGTTTTATCTATGCATCAAGTATTGTTGTTGCTATGAAGAAAATGAAACTCAAGGAAGATGAAGATGGAAATAAGATTTCAGACGTTATGGGCATCCGTGCTGGTTGCAAGGTAATGAAAACTCGTTACGCAAAACCATTTGAAGGCATGCAGGTTAAGATTCCATACGAAACCGGAATGAACCCGTACAGCGGATTAACCGACCTGGCAGAGAAAAAAGGTCTGCTTAAGAAAGATGGTAACCGTTTAATGTTTGTTACTAGCGATGGTGAAATCATTAAGCAATTCCGCAAGGCCTGGGAAAGCAACGAAGATGGTTGTTTGGATAAAGTAATGGCTGACTTTGTAAATCAGCGAGAAACGGTAAGTACTGAAGAAACCCAAACGGAGGAATAAAATGTCAGTAGAATTAGCCAAGGAAATTTGGAGTGAACTCAGGCGTCACATTAACACTGTTGATCGCGATGAAGCTGCAGAAACACTGGTTGCAGTGTTGATTGATAATGATGTCGACGCAGACGAAATTAAATCTGTATTTAAAAGTGAAAGCGATATTAAACGGGCATTAACCAGTTATCTCAAAGACCACGCCGAGGAAGATGAGGAAGACAATGACGACGAGGAAGATGAGGAAGACGATGACGACTATTAATAGGTTAGAATCAGACGCTGGTGTAATTGATAATGTATTTTCTCAAGATGAGCTAGTTACCGTAGTCAAATACATGTCAACACTACCTAAGAATTATTCTAGCATCGACGGAAATTCTTTTGCGGCTATTTCACAAGAACACATATTTTATTCGTGGTTTTGTAAAAAAGTTTTTAATAAAATAAAAGAATTAACACCTATTGATATCCGCCTTATATTTGGAAGTTATCTAGATGAAAAAACCCCTTGGGGATTGCATAGTGACTATTATCATAAATCTATAGGACCCCTTACATGGCGTTTCTAATACCGTTATCAGTAAATGAAGATATGAGTCAAGTTGGAAAGACAAACACTGTAATATTCAATGAGGAAGATGTGTATACTGATGACAAAAATCCTATCAAACAATGGTCTAATGAACTTTGGAAAAATAATAGAGTTCAAAAAGAAAATAATTCGCTGAGTCTAGGTTCAGGATTATTATCTCATTTATCTGTTGAAAATCTTGAATGTTTAACTATAAAAATTATTGCAAACTGGAAATCTGGTTGCGTAGTATACTGGAATGAAAAATATCTGCATTGTAGTGACAATTTTATTAAAAATGGTGTAATATCAAAACAAGCATTGGTAATTCATACGTATGTGGTATAGTAAGGTCACATCCGATCTTGGCAATATTCCAGACTTTATTGCCTACTATGAAAAAGAGCTTGAAGATGCTAAACGCGACTGTCGAATTGGTGGGCTTGTAGAAAAAAATATTACCGCTCTTCCTGGAATTACCGAACATCGTTTCAATCAACTACAAGAAATCGAAGCGATCTTAAACCATCTTAACATACAGTTACGCAAGATTCGCCGCCGTTATTTTCAAAAGTACTTAGAAGGCTATCAACGAGCACTTACTAGCCGTGATGCAGAAAAGTATGTGGATGGCGAAGATGAAGTCATTGACTTTGAAACAATTATTAATGAAGTAGCATTTTTGCGTAATCGTTGGTTGGGTATTCTTAAAGGCCTAGACACAAAACAGTGGCAAATGGGTCACGTTGTGCGTTTACGCACAGCCGGCATGGAAGATATTACAGTATGACAATGTTTGCCACACCAGAAGATAGCCACATTCATAGTCTTCAAACCTTAAATGCCTTGTATGAATATGATGATTTTATGGAAAGCATTTCCACCGTGGTAGATCTTGGTTGCGGCACCGGTCTTGATATTGCATGGTGGGCAACACGAACCACTAGAGATGACAATCCACAACCACTGAATATCAGGTGCACTGGAGTTGATGTATTGGATGAGCTATCAATTGCTCACCAACATCTAAATGTTACCTATCAACAAACAGATTTTGAGGGAGTTGTACATACCCCTACAAAAAATAAATTTGACATTTTATGGTCTCATGATTCATTTCAATATGCTGTAAATCCTGTAACCACGTTGAGTAACTGGTGGAATATTGCTAGTGATGGCAGCATGTTAACAATCATAGTTCCACAGACTACAAACATATATAGGCACCGATTATTTTTCACTCAAGAAAGCGGATGCTACTATCATTACACTATGGTCAGTCTTATTCATATGCTAGCCGTTGCAGGGTGGGATTGTAAACACGGATTTTTTAAAAAAAATCCTCGAGATCCGTGGTTATATGCTGTTGTATATAAAAGCGATCATGCTCCAATGAATCCTCGGACTACTACATGGTTTGATTTAATGGAAAAAAAGCTACTACCAGACAGTGCCGATCGAAGCGTTTATGCACATGGCGAGTTATTTCAACAAGATTTGGTTTTACCATGGTTAGATCATAGTTTAACAAGTTTCGCCCAGCAATAATTTTTCTCATTATATAGGTATATAAATACCTATATGACTCCAATTCCAATTTTTATAGGGTACGACCCTCGAGAGGCCATTGCGTTTCACGTATGTGCCAATAGTATTATTCGTCATGCAAGTCAGCCAGTAGCAATCATGCCCTTGGCCCTGAACTTGTTCAAAGATTACACAGAAACACATACTGACGGTAGCAATCAGTTTATCTACAGTCGTTTCTTAGTTCCACACCTAATGAGTTACACCGGCTGGGCCATCTTTATTGACGGTGATATGATTGTACGTGACGACATTGTTAAACTTTGGAATCTGCGTGAGGCCGGTAAAGATGTCATGGTAGTTAAACATGATTACAAAACCAAAATGACAGAAAAGTATCTTGGGTCAAAGAACGAAGACTATCCACGCAAGAATTGGTCCAGTGTAATCTTATGGAATTGTAGTAATCATCCTAACCAACGACTTACTCCTGAGTTTATTGAACAATCAACCGGTGCATACTTGCATCGCTTCAGTTGGATCAATGATGATCGTATTGGTGAGCTACCTAAGGAATGGAACTGGTTGCCTGATGAATACGGTCCAAATCCTGATGCTAAACTTTTACACTACACACTAGGTGCCCCTTGCTTTACAGAATTTGCCACCACACCGCAGGGAGACGAATGGCATCGTGAGCGTATGCTTACAGATTATTGCTTGCAACGGACCGATGTATGACATTGCCATTAGCGGTGGTTACTCGGTGGCCCAACGAAGAATATCAAAAACAACACACCGACATAACCAGTGCTCTTAAACACAATGTTGGGGATGCATTAAAACTGTATCGCGAACTTGAACAACTTGGTACATTGTATTCTTACGGAAACGACAAGGCATCTAAAAGTCGAGACAAAAAATTAGAACTTATGATTCGTGAAAAGGAAGAACGCCTATTTCGTTTGATAAAGTTTAGTGACTATTCTGCTATGATTATGGCCGCATATTCTGAGGCTAAGTTTATATCAAGTCACGATTATAAACGAGCCAAGGATGATATTACAGATCCTATCTTAATTAGAGGCATCAGTTCGGGCGAGTACGCTAAACATGCAAGAAAAAATAATAGAGATTATTACTTTGTAGAAACTGGGTACCTGGGTAATTATCCTAGTGATAATAATCGCACAGGCAGAAAAGTGTATCATCGCATAGAAAAAAACGACATGCAACAAAATCGTATTTTGGATGTTCCTGACGATCGATGGCGAGAATTGTGCAAATTTAATCCTAGCCTGACTTATCGTGGGTGGAAGAACCCTGGTAGTAAAATTTTATTGATTATGAGTACAGATAAACCGTTTGAATATTATGGACACCATCGACAACAATGGATTGATAAAACAATAAAAACTCTTAAAAAATATACCGATAGAGAAATTGTCATTAGAGAAAAAGCCGGGCGCAGTGAACGCACTAACGATACTATCTATGACGCATTAGACAATGACGTATATGCTCTGGTAACTTATAACAGTATTGCAGCCGTAGAAGCAATACAGTACGGTATTCCAGCATTTAGCATGGCTCCTACAGCAGCCAGCACAGTAAGTTCAACAGATTTAACCTTAATCGAAACACCACCTCGCCCACACGAAGATATTGTTTACAAATGGCTATCAAGTGTAGCCTATGGGCAATATAGTCTTAGTGAAATACTCACAGGCAAGGCCTGGCAAATAGTACAAGAAAATGACCAACGGCCGACCTTTAATTATTAAAAGCTACCTTAGTAGCCTTCCGGTTAGAATCAACGGCGAAGAAAAAACCAATGCCTTGACGTATTTTGCTGAAGGTGCGGCCAAGTGCGGCGATACTGCTGTAGTTACAAGATCACAAACATATGAACCATGCGACGTTGGTGCAATTATTGGTAATGCATTTGCTAGTAATCTAAGTAAAGTTAAATTAAGTCATTATAAAGTTCGTGAAATGGTTATGAAAACACAAGCAGAACTGGGCAAGTATTGGCTTAGTATTGATAGCAATGTTTTTATCTACAAGGATCGCACTAATCCTCACACATATTTGCGTTATAGTTTCAACGGTGTATTTCCTGCCACAGGAATTTATTGTAATGAAGCGCCCGGTGACGAAAACTGGAACAATATGCGTCGGCATTATAACATGGATTTGAAACCTTGGCGAACTACCGGCAATCATATTCTTGTAACACTACAACGCCCTCTGGGATGGAGTATGCGTGGCATTAATCTTGAAACATGGTTGCATGAAACTGTAGGCAAAATTCGTGCCAATACAGATCGCCCTATTGTCATGCGGTGGCATCCCGGTAACTGGAAGGAATATCCTAAGTATGCTGAGATGCTACGCCAATTTAATGTTACTGTAAGCCCAGAAGGCAAACATATAACAGAAGATTTAAAAAATTGTTGGGCCGTGGTTTGCCATAACAGTACTCCAAGTGCTGTGGCAGTGATAGAAGGAATTCCAGCATTTATAACTGACCATCCTAATTACAGTCAAGCCGGAGACATGGCCAATACTGATTTTAGTTTAATAG